TCATCTGGCATTTCAAACATGTACTTAACCATGTTCTTATATGGAATCTGATACAGAGAAGATTTATCTTCATGATCTCCTGGCAGAAACCCAATCTCTCTAGTCGCAACTAAAGATCGAACAATGTAAATCTTTTCGTAAGGACTCTTCTCATTCAATACCTCTTTAATTGCATTATAAAGTGCTATGAATGTTTTTCCTGTGCCAGCACAACCGTAAGCTACGATGTTCTGATCCAGTTTGTAAGATCTAAAAAACTCCTCTTGGTTTGCTGTAAGAGGTTCAATCTTTTTAATAAAGTCTAAATTGATTGGTTTCTTTCTTTTCATTTGTTTGTTGGACATTCCAAATGGAACGGGAGTTTTTGATTTGTTTCTTGCTGGCATAGAAGTTAGACAGGGTTTACATTGGAACCAGGCATCCTCGACGCCCTACGTAGGACATCGTTCCAACCAGGGTGAGATTTTTTGAGTTTGTCATAAACCTCTCCAACCTCACCACAATTGGCGACACCTGCGGCCCAATCTTTATCCCATCCTGGGTTCTCTTCTCTCCACTCAGTATACTCTCTCATAGTCATACTGAGGGTTTTCTTTTCTTTAGTCTCTAAGTTAATAACAGGGTAAGTTGGCATAAACCTCAAGTATTAGTGTAAATATTTATGAAACCCATTCCATTGCCTCAGCAACGGAAGGAAACTGTTCGCAAAAGATTTTCTTAGCACCCAAAGCAATGTCCATGTGCTCCTTCTGTGTGCCGTTTGCAGAGCGCAAATCGATGTAATGGATCCATGATCTCACAGAGCCCGTCATGTAGATTCTAGTGGGCGTGGCTAAGGGCAGAACGAACCGGGCTGATTCCTTTGCAATCGATGCGTCAAGCATCTCCTTGTAAAGTTTCATTCCTGCTTCAAAGTGCTGCTGTATTTTGACTTGAAAATCTTGTCGGACAAACGGATCCAAATCATCAGTAGAATTCTGCCTATTCTTAATGTCTTGTCTGCGGAGTTCTGGAAGGGGGATCGTCTCACCGAGTAGGGAACTATCAGCATAGCGTTGTGAAAATTCTTGATATGTGAAAGATCTATGTCGAAGCACTTGGGCCGCAATTCCTCTGGTAGTGTTTAACTCTAGAGTCATATATGCTTGTTCAAAAATACTCCAGTGTTGATGCTTTACGCAATACCTTAGAAGTCCAGAAAACTTTTCGTTCTCTTGGTTGTTGGGATTGGACACACGAGCACAGTAGGCCATGTGTTTTTCTGCATCAGGAGTAACACTAATTAATTTAATCGGGGTATCCATCATCGTCATTAAATACTTCGTCGTAGTCGTTTATATAATAGTTTGCAGGATCATCAAAGTTCTCCTGCCTTGTTTGATATGCATCTACATCAGAGTATACCTCTGACTTTAGACATTCTACCAAAGATTCCAGATTTCTTACAATCAGCTTGAGTTTCTCTTTGTCCATAAATGTATTGCTGATAAAACAATTTTACATAAAAAAAAGGAGGGCGTCAACCCCCCAAGCATACTAACTTAAAATCTCCTTACAGATTCTTTTACATGTAGCTTGTTGCTCGTCGCATTCTATTAAACAGTTATAATAATCATTGATTAAGTCGGATTCTTCTAATGTTTTATCCAAAGTGTTTGTCAATTTTTCTACACTTTGTTTCCAACCAGCTAATTGGTTGTAAGAGATTAAATTGTGCATAATGTCCTCCATAGCACTTTAGGACACAAAATAATAAAGGATATTTTGGTTACATATTTTGCCTCCTTATCCTATCTTATGTAGGCATCGTATGCTAACTTAATTAAGTTTTCATTAAAGTTAACAAATATACAAAAAAAGAGAGAGTTTTTAACTCTCTCTGTAAAGTAAGTTTATCTCACTTGGTGTAAGTCTTACCACGATAGCAGAATGTACCGTGAGTTTCCTTACTCTCTACACAACGAGTATCATACTCAACACCACGATATGAAGTGTGAGTGATCTGAGCGTCGTGAAGAGCAGCAGCCTTATTGATCTGCTTGCGAATGAGGTTGAGTGTGTTCATGAGTTTACTCCTGAAGTAGTAGGGATTTTACTCCGTTCCTTCAGTCGTTTGCGTCCCATGGACAATGAGGAGTTGCCTCCACAATTGTATCAACTAATTCTAATCTAACAACTTCATTCATTTTATCATTCTGCTTGATCCTGAGCATGATTGCATCAGCATCTTCACATAGAAGGCTAGAATAAAGTAGGAAATCAACCATGGGATGAACGCTCCGTTCCGCGACTTACTTGCGTCCCTTTCGGGATGAACGACGGTGTTATTATAACACCTCATATACTATGTAGTCAACTAGGTGCTACAAAAACATGCCTTGATCTGACATGTACTTAAGTGTCTCTTTCAAACTACCACGATGATCAAGTCCAATGGCAATCTGAGGGTACTCAGCGTCACTTCCAAACTCAGCGCGAAATTGCTTATCACTAAAATCAGATCCAAGGAGAAAAACTCTTGGGTTTAATGTCTCATTAAATTGAACACTTCTCAGAAGACTCTCTGCTCTCTCGCACTCCTGACTACCGTTGGAATAAATTAATGGTTGCATTTTACTTCGTGATCATATTCGATTACAATTTTTTTATGCATTGTTTTTAGATCACTACACACATAGTATGTAGATTTTCCTCCTAGAAGTTTTTCTATATTTTTGACTAAATCATCAGCGATAACTTTATTAGTTGCTTTTTGCCACTTCTGTTCATTTTCAGCACGGACATCATCAGTCATTGGGGTTTCCTCCATAAGCATCCCGCATATCCTGAACCATATCCCGTGGCTCTACGGTTCGTTTATGCATGTCTGGATCTATCCAATTTTTCCATTTATCAAGTTGTTCCTGTGTAGGAACTTTGATTCTTACCATAGTACCTTCTTCCTCAAACTCTTCATTCATATCAATATATGTTTGAGGAGTAATCTTATCAAACTCAGTCACGTTGCCTCCAGTCATCTGTCTTATCATGTGAGAACCAATTAGCAATGTCATCTGCACTGCCAAATCCAGTTTTATGGTTAGATGGATCTGGATCACCCAAATCCATCTGATTCATAAAATCATCAAGTCCTCCCTGTTGCATGTCGGGATTACTTACTTGTCTACGTGCTTTCCTTAGTATTGATGCTGCACTCTGATTTGCTTTTGCTAGTTTATTAGCCCAAATCATATCGCTTAAAGATACATCCTCACCAAGAACTATCTTTTCGCAGATTGCTTCAAGTCGCAACCTATATTGGGTAGAAAGCATACGTGGAACACTCCTGCTAGTGTATTTATTTCAACGGATTGCCGTGCTTATCAATCAACCCCAATCTTTTAATTTGAGAAAGATTTGATCTTTCTTGTTTTTTGATCTTCTTATACTGTTTTATGATTTTATCTATCTCAGTTTTAGAAATATTTACCTTTAGTTGTTCATCGTCATTACTGACAAATCCAAGCCCACTTTTTTTATTTTCTTCTTGAGTATCGACGTATTCATTAATAATTTCTTGAATCTCGTCCTTAATTAAATCATTTATTTGAGTTTTAAGATTTTCGTCACTCATCGTTTTTTCTTATTTTCTGGTGGTTTAGATCCCCAAAGTTTAGGATTTGATGTACCCGCTGCTTGAGTAATGTTGATAAGATTTTTTTTGTACTTATCCCAGTAAGAATCAAATATATCAACCTTCTTGCCAGATATTACAACATCATAATGAGTTGTCTCTCCATTAATATACTCTACTAAGAAGGCATTGGTTGGTAGAGTTTTATCTTCGGAGATAGTGGGATCACAGTCTTCATGAATAATTCTCATCAGGAGCGTCCACCCCACTGAATGTCGGGATAGGCTTCTTTCACAACTTCATAAGAAATCTTATACTTATCAGACAATCTCTTATCTTTTACAAGACAGAGAATTTTTGCCTCATCGGGATGAAGTCCCTCTAGAATTTGAACAAACATAGTCTCTCTGCGAAGAGAGGAAAGAGTGTCATTGCCACCCTTTACAAAATTGTAGAGATGCTTCCATTCACGTCTAAGGGAAGTGTGATCAGTTCCAATGGGAACCTCATTCTCTTTGTATGGAACATCTCCCTGAGGGAGAACCGTCACTACAGTATTGTCAAAGTTCCAAATAAACAAAGATTTAAGAGCATCACTTGAATACTCTTGAAGGATCTCTACTTTTTTAGCCTTTGAACGTTGCTTACTCACAAGTTCAAGAACCTCATGAACAAATGGATTGGGGGGAAGTTTTTGCTTAGTCTTCGTCGTCATCTTCGTGGGACTCATAATCGTTTTCAAATCGTACTGCTAAAATCTGATCTGGGAGAACATTTCCATTTTCATCAAACATCTCTGGATGAGTAAAGACTGGTTGTGTTTGGTATACATGCTCCTTTGCTAACCATCCTACCACACTTCCTACAAAAAAGAACATGATAGAAACTAATGTTCCGATCGTCAGGGTTACTGCTAACATCTTGCTGTCCTCCAGAGACTATTTCTTTCTGATGTCCAGATAAAAGTTTAGATGAAATACAACCTCTCTACGAAAAAGAGATATCATCTTACCAAATCTTATCTGAAAGGTTTTAGGTGGTTCTGGTTTCCTTCTCCTATTACGTAATAGTAATTCAATACCCCTATTGATCTGGGGTTGTGATTTATTTAGTTTGGTTTTTGCGTCTTCCAGGTCGTCTGTCACGACTGTACCTCCATGCATCTTCTAGAATACCATACAAGTAATTCTTAATTTTTCTTGCTTGTGGTTTGGGAATATGCCCATATCCCTCACGCAATTGTTTGTGCTCGTTATCTTGGCCACCATTTATATACTCTTCAAGATCCAATGCAATGTCACTGAGTTCGGCGGCGGTTGTGCTTTCTATAAATGAATCTATTTCATGTCTTTTGATTTTGCTTGACTTCAAGAAATCGTAGAATTTTAAATTCATTTTTCCCTCAAAGGCATTATCGATAGCGTGTTCAACAAGATCATAGATGTCGATGAGGTTTTGTTCCATTAGACTAATTTTTGCTCTCTTAGATATTTTACAGTTTCAGAACAACCTCCTAGTTTTTTCTCATCAACTACGACTTGAGGGAAAGTTGAGCCAACTCCAAACTTTGAGTAGAATTCTTCCCTAGTGTAATCTCTGTTCAGTTTATATACGAGGTGTTTCTGTTCTGCTAACTTTAGCACCTGCTCTACTTTGGTGCAATAGGGACATCCACTTTTTGAATACACAGTAAACATAATTTTGGTATAAAAATTTTATTTAGGATTAAAAGATTTTGATGTATTTTTAGTCGTGAAAATTTGGAATAAATGGTTCTTGACAATTTGGTGGAAATTCTTTAATCACCACTTCTTCCCAACTACCACCAACACCGCCGTCCATGTTTACAACGATGTCTCTGGTGGGAAGTTGATTACGTAA